CTACTATACCATATGATGTTGAAGATTGTGTTGTTAAAATGACAGCAATAGATGTTCTCAATGGAAGTTTAAGAATGGACAGACTACCAATCGGTGGTTCAGGTGTTGATCTTGAATCAATCAAAAAAGATTGGAGAGGAGACATCGAAAAGTGTATTGAGAATCGTAGAGAAGTATTTACGATAACCTAGATGACTGATTCGAAAAGAGTAAAAGCTGGAAGACAATCTTCTTTTACTAAATTCATGAGAAAGAAAGTACCTGATTTTAGTTTTAAAAAACATTTTCAGGCAAAAGCTTGGGAGCTAATAGAAAAAATGAGAGAGAAAGCAGAAGCAGAAGCAGTTGAAGGTATGTCTAGAGATACAGCACAAGACAGACGAAGATATTCTGAAGCATTCGCAGTAGGAAGACAAAAATTTACTTTTGCACAATCTAAATCTTCTAAAATATTTTTAAATGCTATGGAAGAATTAAGAGATAAATTTGCAGAAGAAACAGGTATGGATAGAAATAGTGCTGCAATCAAAAGTTTGAAAATGGAAGGAACTAAATTTGTAATAAGTGAAGAAGCATTCAATGCAATTTACTTAGAAGCGAGAACACCTGTAGGAATATGGGTAAAAATGAAACCTTTGAAGGATTTTGTGGCAGCAAATAATGCTGATTTATCTGAAAAAGAAATTGAACGAAAAGCGTTTGCTATTCAAAGGAAATGGCATGATGAAGGATTTAAAACTAAATGGGAAGAAAGACGAGATAATAAGGGCAATACAACATATATTAATAAATATAACCCAAAAATAAAAAGAACCGACCGTCCAAACTTCATATGAGATTGAAAGTATAAATACAAGGAAAGAGAATTATAAATATGGGAAGTGCCACATACACATCATTAGCAGACATAAAAACTCTCATAGAGGAAAAATGGAATACCGGAGCAGATGATGCAGGCTATCCACCAAGAGTAGTTAATATTTATGATGAAAAGACTATTGGTTATGGAGATAGTAGAAATCCCATAATATTATTACAGCCTGACACCGAGGATATTGAATACTTTAATTTGTATGGTACGAACCATCTTCATTCAGTAACAATAACTTTAGATATTAGAACATATTTGAGCCTAGAAGACCATGAGAAAAAAGTTAATGAAGTTGATAGAATCATAAAAGATCAGATAAGAAGGAGTGATTTTGTCGATTTAAGACTCATTGGTAGTACTCCTCTAAGTCATTTATACAGAAATATGTTTAGACATGAATATGAAGTCACATATAGAAAAATGGATCCATAGGTAATATTTAAATACTTATAGAGGGGAATGATATTATCATGGTAAGAACAGGCGCACATGGATATATTCAATACGGATGGGAATCAACATTCGGTTCAGTATCTAGTGGATTTGACAAGCCTTTTGGACTACAACAATCAGTAGGAACAATCACATTAAACAACTCTAGAAAAGATATAAGAAAATTAAATCAAGTTGAAAGAGAAGCATTTGCTTATGGTCAACAGACTGGTAGTGTTTCAGTAGACTTTATACTATCAAACCCTTGGCTTTTGAAAGCATTATATGGGGCAGCCACAACATCTGGTTCTTCAGCACCTTACACTCACACATATGCAACACCACCAAAAACAGTTACTTCATTTAGTACAGAAGTAGGATTTGCAGGGGAAACAGAAAACATAGCAAGAAAAATGCTTGGTTGTATTTTAACAGGTTTTACAATTAACACAGCAGTTGACGATTTAGTAAACTGTTCAGCAGACATAACATTTGGTTCTGAAGGAGATGCAACAACATCACTAGATTCAACTCCAGCAGCAGACGATATTAATTTCCCATATACATTTGCACACGGTGTATTGAAATGGACACCAGCAGGTGGAAGTTTAACAACCGTAGCAGAAGTACAAAACTTATCATTGTCATTTACACAAAATGCAAACCTATTATACGCAGTAGGTTCTCATAAAGCAACTGCATCATACAGACAAGGATTTGATATTAACGGTACATTCCAATCATCATGGAAAGATAATAATAAATTACAACAACTAATTGACCAAATTGATACACCTCCAGCATCAGAAATTGGTTCTGGCTCAACAACAGTATTAGAATTAACCTTTACTAACGGTGGTTCAGGTGCAGCAGAAAAATCAATTAAAGTAAACTTATACGGTGTAACAATTGATTCACATTCAGTTGACGGTATTGTTCCAGTAGAACCAGTCTTCGAAACAATTAACTTTGAAGCAAGAGGAGCAAGCATAGTATGTGTAAACCCAACAGCAACAGCAAAGTAGGAAACCTTTATATTACCGATTTATTCTATATTTTGTATGGCTATTCAGAGCTTTGAGATTGATATAAATGGAACTATAGAAACAATTGAATTTGAAGACGATATGCCTTTTGGTAAGTTTGAATCTATAATAATGAAAACTGCTAATGTAGCAGACGATAATAATTTACTAGATAACGTTCAAAAATATAGAAAAGAAATTATGCTTAATTCATTGAAGAAAGCACCTTTTCCAATAACTATTGATGGATTAAATGAAGTTGGTTACAAAGTAATCACCGAGATAGGAAATAAAGTTCTCGAAGCATACCCTTTAGGGGAGTACTTGAACCAGATGATGAGTCCTTTCAACGACTCACTTCCACAGAAGAAATAGTTCTAGATATTTATCTGTTTTGTGCTTCACAATGGGGCTGGGATAAAAAACAAGTAGATAAACAACCTTTTAAATGGTTGAAAAATATGCTGTATTTATATCAAAGAAATATGAAACAGGCACAAGGTAAGGCATATCAACCAGTAGGTGATCAGAGAGTTAAACGCCCTAAGAAGAAAAAGAGAAACTTAAATAAGTCTAAATCATAACCATTTATATGGCTGAAGATAAAGATACCATAGAAGAATCTATGAAGAGATTAGCAAAGTTTGCTAAGCCTACTGCATTGAAGACAGATGAAAATGCAAAATATTTGAAAGACTTAAGAGATTGGGGAAAAAGACAAGAAAAAGGACTTAATCGAAGTCAGAAAATTCCGACACAGGCTGAGAAAAAATTACTTGATCCTATAGAAAAGGTATTAAAATCAAGTCATAAGCAAAGTATGAAGGATGCTCTTTTTGATGGTAAGGCATTTTTAAGAACAGAACAAAGATGGGCAGGTGCTATGAAGATGTGGAAAAGACAAACAATTGCAGCACAAGGTGGAGTAGGTGGTGGTGCATTTCCAGTTAAACAACAACAAGTGAGTTTCTATAAACATATTAAAAATATGAGTGCTGGATTTAAACAAATGGTTTCAGGTAAAACAGGTGATGAGAAAGCCAAAGATTCAGCAGATAAAACAAAAGATGCATTTAAAGGAGTGTTAAAGTTTGCAGTTGGTGGTAGTATTATTGGTATGATTGGTAAGAAATTATTTGATTCTTCTCCTTTACTTAAAGCAATGAAATCATTATTTGATACATCTATTATGTTAATCTTTAGACCTATTGGTGATATGATTGGTGGTTTCTTAAGACCTATACTATTATTCTTTATGAAAAACATAGCAGTTCCATTCTATAAGAGATTTAAAGATATGTCAAAGTTTGGTGAAGCACAAGGAAAGAGAGTTTTAGGTTTCTTATTAAGCCCACAGAAAACAATAGAAGCTTCAATAGCATCTACATTAGGACATTTCTTCCCACCATTAACAGAAGCAGGTCAAGTAAAACTTGAAGCAGCACAAAGATATAGTGGTGTAGATGATTGGATGTTAAAACAAATGATGGAACAAGAAAAATCACAACACGGAGAAACATTCAAGTATTGGGCATTAAACCATAGACAAAAATATAGTTTGTATGGTGAAGAAGGAATGGAAAAATTTGGAATGCATAGTAAAGGAACTGTTCAAGGTATGTGGGGCTCTGTTGGTGGTGGTATGGGTACTGCAAAATCATTTGCTAAAGTAAAAACTGGTTGGGAACCACAGATAGTAGACATGGTTGAATCTGCTGAAACATCTGGTGGTGCTATGACACAAGTTGCTAGTATATTTGAATTAATGAGAATGAGTGGAGACTTCTCACAGTCTGAGATATTAATGTTCCAAGAAGCTATGACCAAAACAAAAATATCTGGATTTAATATAGTTGGTTCATTCGAACATATTGAAAAATTGTTTGGAAAAGTATCAGATGATTTATCACGTAGATTGGCTACATTCAAAGCATCACAATTAAATTACTTTAGCCATAGATCAACAAACGTTGGAGAGACACAAAAATCACAAGATGCAATAGATAATGTAAACAAAATATTTGGTAATGCTTCATATGGTTGGGGGCAAATGACAGGCAGTGGATTACCTAGTACACCTACTGGAACAAATGTTGTTCAATCAGTAGTACAAAAAAATGCTCTATACAATAGATTAAATCCGGGTGGAGGTACAAAGTCATACATGGAAAGAATAACAAACTCTGATGGTTCATATAAATCAGCAGGTGAAATAGAAGGTATAGCAAAAGCAATGGGTGTATCTCAAACTGATCTAGAAGCAGGTCTTGGTATAAATATTTCAAGACAGGGTGCAGGTATATTAGCAAATGCTAACAAACAGGTTCAGATTGGAAATGTTGCAGACCCTAATAATAAAATTGCAAGGAGTGTAGCTGAAAAATATGAAGCAAATAGAATGGCTTGGATTCAAGGTGGAATGGTTGGTCAAGCTCCACAGATGGGAGATTTAACATTTGGTGGTATTTCA